CATCGATACCCAACGCGGCCAGACCGTTCGCAGGAGAGCCGATAGCACTCCCAGCCGAAATGTCTAAGCCATCAGCAAGAGCATCCAAGTCCGCAGCCGTCTCGTCCATCCGATAAAGACCTACGTCAATTTCGGTGGCTCCGGCGATCGCGTCATTTAGGATTCTACAAGCAACGGGAATTTCATGAGCGCCCACTATAAATAGAGCTTTAATGTCGCCCGCGGCGTCCGCAACTTCTGTCTCAAAAATAACAGTCCGAACAGTTGGTTTTACCCCACTGGACTTGTGAGCATCTGTCGCTTCACCGGCTAATACTTTAGGATCAATTTTATCAAATGACATGATTTCCTCCTATTAGTCAGTTGCCTGACTTAGATTAGTCAGTAGTTTGGACTTTTTGGACAAGAACACCCTCGGTACGAACAGCACCCAAGGTCCAGTTTACCTGAACCTGAGTGGTCTGAACCAAGTCAGTACGCTCTTGAACTTTAATCTCAAATTGTTTCGGCATCGCGTAACATAGCGCGCGTGAACTCATCGCGATACAGTCACGTGTACCCCCGGTGACGGTTAATACAGGATTCGTTGCGTTAGCAGCGAATTTAATCAAGCGTATTCCAACCGCTTCCTGAATTGAACCTTTCTCGATAGCGAACTGTCGAGTATAGTCACCCGAAACCAACTCGATTTCGCTCATCAACGCTGTATGCTCATCACCAGCGATGCAAAGAATGAAATCTTCAATCATGTCGTTTCCAACATCATTGTCGATGAAATTCTGAACGATCTCAAGGAGTTTCTCATAAGTGAACCCGGCTGTTGCGTCAACGGTCAAGCCGCCATCCGCAGCAAAGGTCACTGTGGTGTCAAAATCTTCACCCGTAACAACGTCAGCCAACGCGGCTTCGGTACCAATACGGTCATGCACACGGGCCATAGCCATAGCACACGCTTTTTGGTATTCACGTTCGGGGTTCAATAATACTTGGGAAATATCATCTTCATCGATCGGCAACGTCAGAGAAAATCGGCGTCTGCCAATTTTTCGACGTGTGATCTTTAGATCGGAAAAGTTTACGGTGTTAAACCGTCCATTAAGCTCTTGGGCTTCAATGGATCCAACACCATCATACGCATACGCTTTACCGCGTAATTGCTTAACCGGGAAAATTCCAGCTAGGCGGGCTTTCATCTGCTGTGCTTCTTGATGAACGCCGTCTGAGAACTGAATAACTCTTGCTGTCTCGATTTGAGCGGCCATGGTTAGCCTCCTATTAAAAGGTTTACACTAGAGTTGGTACGCTCCCCGGACCACCGGACGTGTTGCCTTTATTCAGGGCGGCTAAACCCTACGGACGTGATTAACGCTCCCCGCTCTTATATCTAAAGTTAACATAACATTTCACGTTATGTCAAGTACATTCCAATTATTTTTTAATCGCTCCTATCTGATCGTACAAGTCTTTGACTTGTTTGTTGATTGCATCGTGCTTAGGATGACGGAAATCTTTGTACGCGGGGTCAGCCATCAACGTGCGCGCTTCTTCCTGCAAAGCCGTCGCATCCGTCGCTGAACCTTTACCCCCGATGTTCAAGTCATCCTCTTTCATATATTTATCAAAGACGTTATTAAGGACTCCGGAGAGCAGCATAAGACTTTTATTATCTAAACTGGCTATCTGGTCTTTGAACGCATCTGGTACGTTTGCTTTCATAATATCATTAGCAATTTTTAACTTCGCATCCTTACCTTCACCGAAATGACCATCAGCTAACTTCTCAAAATCAGCAGCTTGTACTTCGGCAGAAGTAGCCAGCTCATTAGCTTTCGCGAAAAGCGCTCCGTCATAACCTTCGGTCAACATATTAACTTGCCACGGCTGTAGCCCCGCTTTGTGAAATAACTCTTTCATCTCGCCTTGGAAACCTTCATCTCTCCCAAACTTCTTTGAATACTCCGTTTCAGGGAACTGATACGCGTCCACAGATTCCGGTCGGACTTTTTCAGCATAAGCCTGAATTTGCTCAGGAGTAGCATCTAAGCCCGGGATTGCTAAAGGATCTTGCTGCCTTTGCCCGATCAAAGTCTGAGCGCCATCAAAATCAGCAAACAGCTTCTCAAACGAAGTCACTTCCTTCATATAGGGCTTGTCTTTGTACGCATCTGGTATGGATTTCGCGAACTCCGCCGCCGCAGGGTTTGGTGTGGGCTCTGGGGTTGGGTGGTCAATTTTGACCGAGGGGTTAGGCGTAGGCTCAGGCGTAGGCTCAGGCGTAGGGGTTGGCGTTGGAGTTGGAGTTGGTTCTGGTGTTGGTGTTGGTGTTGGTTCTGGCATGGTCTCTCCTATAGTTTAGTATGTTCTATCTTTTTAAGCAATCCCGCCGGTATTCCACGACGGACATCAAGGTACAGCCTTCTACGTGATTCGTTAAAAATCGTCCCCATAGGGTTTATCTCCCTAGCGGTGGGGTCGGCTTCGATCGTTGAACGAGTGAAGAAACAGCTATTCATCATCCAATTAAAAAATATCTGTCCTGCTTCGGTTTCTGCTATTTCTGTTATTGCTCGTCTTATTTGGTCTTTATCTTGTTTACCCGGCTGGTCTGTCACTCATGGCTCCGATCATCATTGACTGCGCTTGTGCGCCTTTCATGCCCGCATCCGCAGCCGCCGCGATTTGCTCTTGCTGAGCAGCGGCTTTGTTGGCTTCGGCTATGCCTTCGCGAATAGCCTTCACAGTATCCATATCGTTTAGTTTGTCTTCACCGATGTTGGTCAAGTCGGCGGCTTGTTTAATAATTTCATCAATGTTCACATTATGCAACCCTTCCGGAAAGGCCTGTCCGGCCCCGATAGCAATATCGAGGAAGGTTGTAAGACCCTGCATTTCCTCAGTCTTCATCACGCGCGCGGCTGGGGAAATGTACTCAATCTCATATATAGGAAGGTCTTTCTCGATCGCGTTCCTTACCGCATCAGGGAAATAGAGAGGTTCAAGACCTTTATCAGCAATTTCTTTCTCTATATCGCTTCCCCGGACAACGCCCATGTGACCCATATCAAATAGGTCATTGAAAGCGCCTTGCAATAGTGGAGTGAACAACTCGTTCATCTGACGCTTGTAAAGGGCTGAATTAGCATCCCCGCGAATCCGGTCACGAATCTGAGCTTCCCCCAAAGTCATGCGGGTTTCGTTATTGAAATCAAGAAGTCGGTCGATCATGAAGGCTTTGGAGATTTCTTCCTGTAAAGTCTTGGCAAGTTCGAGCAAAGGTCTCAAGTCGCCCACATCGTTGATCTGACCGATAGGCGCCTTTTCCCCTAGCCCAGAGGTCTGGAATACGTTCAGAGCGTCAGCCGAAGTATCTACGATGCTCGGGCCGAGCGCGCCATTATCCAGAAGGTAAAGGGGCGGCGAACCAACTTTTTCGGAGTTCTTCATCAGAATCTCCATAATGAGGTTCAAGCGCAGAATAGCCGGCATCGCAAACATAGAGGGCGACCGGCCGTACACTTCCGTCATCGCTTTCGCTATGCGGGAAACGATCAAAGGCGGCTGTAGAAATCCCGATTCTCTCAGGATTTTAGAGGTATCCCACTCGAAATGAATGGAAGAAATAGGCATGGCTTTGTTGCCGAATTGATATTTGGGGTTATCCACCATGCGCGGCTCAACCACTTGCATGACACGGATCTTATCGTGAAACATCCCTTTTAGATATTTGTCCTGATTATCTTTGGAGACGTTTTTGATACCGAAGGTTTCTACGAGTTGCCGGACCGTATAGAAGTCATCGATAAAGGTTGAGACAATACGCCCCTCTTTGTTTTCTTCAACTAAAAAATTCTTCACTGAAACAGGGAAGAATTTGAGGGGTTGCATGAAATCGGTCGTGCGTTTGCGGTGAATACCCGCAATCCCGAAGGCGCCTTGGTCAAACATATATTCCGCCAACGCCGGTACGAGATTAGCTTCCGGTTGATCGAGGAAGCCTGTAAATCGATTGGTGATCTCCTTATAAAAATCTTTGTTCTCTTTCGTGTCAGGAATATGTTTCGGGCGGGCTAAACGTACAGATCGTGCGCCGTTGGGCCATAATTGACCTATCAAAGCAGAAGCCATCGCATTGTTGGCTTGCGGGGCTACGGTCGAATATAATTGTTCGGTTAAAAATTCTCCGGGCATCGGAGTGGAAAGGAAATGCTGTTTTCTGGTGTGGACATATTCTCCACAGAACTCCCAGATATTGTGCCAGTGTTGCTTTATTGCTTCGTTGTCTTTGACCCGCGTCTTGAGAGTCTCGACTCTACTCGGAATCTTAGCTGATTGAACCATAGTTTTATAACCTCAGTAAGAATGATCGGGATAAATTCTCTTGTTGGTTGGAACCAAAACCCTTTGAAGGTGTGTTCGATGCGGCGTACTGTTTTGCGTTCTGACGTTTCTGTGTAGTCTGCGCTTCTACCTTCGCTTCTTCCTTCGCTTTGATCCCGGCTGCCGTTGCATCCCTCGCCGCATTCTCCTCAGCCCTCTTTTTCTTCGCATCACCTATTGGGTTCAGGGAAAACGGATTGCGGATAATATCACCAAAAAATGTGCCTTTCGACATTGGCTACCCCCTATGTAAAATCCATATTAACTTTGGTCGTCGAGGTTTTTGGTTTTCCGCTTATTCGTTGTGCCGTTTGGTATGGGCTCGACTTCTTTGTAACGGTCCGGCTAGACCCCTTCCTCTTTAAGTTATCATATTTCACGATAAATGCAAAGGTTAAAATGAAAGAATCCCAAATGTCCGGAGACATCCCTAACTTGAGTTTTATCTCCGATTTCGGCACCATGAACTTCTTCTTCGTCGGTGACTCCTTATAATCAGGGATCATCGCGCATTCGGTGAAGAAATCGTCCTCATCAGGGATGTTAACATTCCCGTCGTGAATCCAGTCCCGAGCGTTAATATACATCTCAGAACGCTTGTTCAAATACATATCTTTTTCAGTTGGATTCTGATTGAAATAGATACCTTGGATAATACCGCGATGACCCCATGAGTTCAGGAGATCGATCGTGCCGTAGCCTTGGGCATAATCAAAGAACACTTTGACAGGGTTCCAGCGTTTGATTAGCCGGTCAACGACGTTTGCCAATTCAACCGAAGGCTCACCAGTATCCCCGGGCGTATTCTCCATGACTTTGTAAAAGAGAATCTGCCTTCCGCGCCTTGCCGTGATAACTGTCCGGTCATTTGAGCGGGCGCAGTCAACGCCAAAGACGATAGGGGCGTTGTTATCTACGATGTTGCATTTGCGCGCTTCCAAGAGCTTTTGCTTATCTATCAGGGATTCCCCCGAAACAACGAAGGCTTCCGCAGGGTCCATGGGGTATTCTTGCTGAAATTTCCAAACTTTGCCGAGCGTCACGATCTTATTGCGCCGCCAAAGGATCTGCTGGTCATCGAGGTTAAAGAGGTGTTTGAGGTTCTCCTCCTCCGGGGTGCAGGCGAAATTAGGGGTTGTCGGGGTGCGATATTCAAGCTGCCAGTACCAAGGGATGAAGATAAGCTGAAATATCCCCTTGCCGGCCAGAGCGTCCATCGCCTTGCGGTAGAACATATTGCCTATGCCGTTGGCGGTCGATTCCATGATAATCTCTGTGTTTGGGGCTTCTGCGATCGCCTGAAAGAGACCGGTCTCCAATTCATCGGTTTTCTCATAAAACGCGGCTTCGGAACAGTGAAGCTGCTTGATCGTGAACCCACGACCAATATCCTCGTTCCCTGCGGTTCCAACAGTGTATTCTGAAATCAAAGTCTTTTCGGGGTCTTTAGGGTTGGGGAAGGCAAATTTAAGCTGATTCTTGTTGGCGGTGTCGGTGTCGGGCGCGAGCGCCGCGGGCATATTGCTGTGATACCTTTTGACAATATCAAAGAGGGGGCCGGTGGTCTTCGCCTGATGTGACAGGATGAAGGTCGAAGATTCAGGGTTAAAGACTGTGTGCTGGTAAAACCGCGCGGCTGTGTAGGTGGACATCCCTTGTTGGCGCCCTTTTAAGATCAGCGCACGCACAAAACCCATATTCCGCTTCTGTTCTTCCAGCTTTGCGTGAACGTAGAGCTGAGCCTTGTTGAAGATGAAAGGCGCGAGCTCCCCCTCCTTCGTTCTGATCTCAAGGGCGTTTTTAGCGAAGAACGGCAGATTCTCTTTAAGAAGCTTGTACGTCTTCGTTCTCTGGTGGTGTTCCTTGTTCGGTACTTGGCTCATCCTTATCCTCGTAGTAGCAACTCATATCACAATCCTTCATTGGTTTCCCACAATTCTTACAGTAGTCTGGCATAAGATTCTCCTTGCCCCCTCAAGTTAGCAGAACAGGGGCTTGACTGCTATATATCGATGACATCGGCCTCTGATGTATCGAGGGTGTCCAAAAACTCTCCTAGCGTACCTTTAACGGATACGCTCTTAATGTTCTGCTGCGGCTTACCCATAACCCTATCCATGAGTTCTTTGATGGCAGCAGCATCCCCATTTGCCGCCGCGTCCACAAATTGCGCGGCTATAGCTTCGCCCTTGGTCATCCCGAAGTATTTAGGGTCAGACCCCTCATACGGGAAGTTCAGATTAAGGACAGACAGCTCAGCAAGGAGATTAGCAGCGTTTCCTTTGTCAAACTTCGGCTGGGGAATCACAGCGCGCGGAACCCCATCTTCCCAGATAATCTCATAATTCTTCTTCCCTGCCGCGGGATTCACTGGTGCGTTTATTGACTCCTCGGTAGGCGCGTAGGGCTTTAGCGCTTTAGAGGTCGTTGATGTCGGTGGTTTCTTCTGGGTCATCCAACTCTCCTAATTCACCTTCTTTTTTCATATCCTCGCCCAAACCTTCAACTCTGTCCTCAGTCTGCTTGGCAATATGCTTCTCGCTCACATCCTTCTTGGGCGCGGCTGGCGTAGCGGGGCCGGCGGTCTTCGCCGTATTCTTGAAGATTTTGGAATCCTTTTCCTGCAAGTCGGGATTCAGCTTTGCGACCTGAACATCCAATTCCAAATCTTCCCGGTGTATCCCTAGATGCTTCGCGTACCCTTTAGGGTCGTTTGAAGCAAAGTATACCGCTTCCCGCAACTTAAACAGGGAAGGGTAAAGGTTCACCGGCACGCCCAGAGCATTTGTCCGGACTACGCGCTCAAGGTCTTGGCGACCCATGTAGCGGATATTGTTGAGGTCAGCCGAGAATCCGTCTTCGGGCGATAGCGGCGTTATTTCCAGAATATGATACGTTCTGAATATCACGTAGTCATCATAAGCCTGTTTAAGCTTCGGAGACAGAATCTTGTTTTTAATAACGGAAAGCACTTTGTCGGTGGAAGGAACGATACACGTGATCTCATAATTTTTAAGGATACGCTCTTTCCCCATGACCCCTGATTTGGCGATGTACTCGCCGGTAAGCTTAACTTCAAATCCTTTGCCCATTTCACACCTCCTTGTTGGTTTTTATATCGTTAATGAAAGATTACCATTGTTGTATACATTTGTCAAGAGTATCGTTAATTTTTTTTTTTTAATTTTTTCGGATTACATCCAGAGTTATCCAAGTTCCCGATCAAGAAGGCTGGATTACATCCATTTCTATCCAACAGCAGAGTGTCCGAACAAAGAAAGCAAAATAAAGTTTTTATATAGGGAGAGAGAGGTGGTGGACCAGATGCATCGGGGTCGGAAAATGATAGGGGGTGGGGGTCGGGATTCATTCTTGATTCATTGATGCGCGGATGCGGTGATGCATGATAGCATCAATGCATGGATGCGCGGATACAATGTTGCGCGGATGCGCGGTTGATAGCATCAAGCGTCAAGCATAATGGATGTATGCATCATCAGTAAAGCATCAAGCGTCAATCATCAATTCAGTAAAAAAAAAACATAACTTTGAGTATATAAAAAGCGCAAATATACCATATATATAATACCTTTTATATTCTAGTTAAGTGATAAAAAGAATATTAGAATACGGATGCATTATTGCATAAGTGTATCAATGCGCGGATGTTATCCCTTGCGGTCATTCATCAATGCTATAATGTAACATTCCGCAAGATTCAACACCTTTAGAATTGTATGTATGAAAACATATTTCATCATCCGTACTAACATGGTCATGGTGATAGTATTCACCCGATTCCGCTTGACTATAATAGTGTATTTGATATAATGAGTACATCAAAAGTCAAGCGGTTCAATCAGTATTTAAGGAAAGGAAAATCAATGCAAGTGGAAATGTTTGAAGCGGTAAAAGAAAAAGAATTTTCACAAGAACTTTTGCAATTCTTTGCGGAAAACAATTTGCAAAGTGTTTTATCCGCGCTAAAGAATAGCAAAGGTTCAAACAATTTTTTTGCTTTATCAGTGGAAGATAAAACAAAAATATCATACTTGCGCGGTGATAGGATTCCAGAAAATCGCGGTATGCTTTATGATTCGGAATACAGAAAAAAATATGCCTATCATACCAGAATAGGAAAAATTATCAGTGGCATGGAATATGATGCGGATGAATATAGGCGCGTATGTGAATTGTTATTCTTGCGCGGTAAAAAGTACAATATACAATTCACAAAAAATATCCGCGCTTCATACCATGAGGAAAATTATGCGGATTCAAGCGGTGACTTGGGCAATTCATGTATGCGCCATGATTCAAGTCAAGACGCGATAGGATTCTATAATAGTCTTGGCGCGGATGTTGTATCACTTGCGGTCATTCGTGATTGTGGCGGTGCAATTTTGGCGCGTGGTCTATTTTGGA